CTACAAACGAAATTACTGACTTATTAAAAATTTTATATTAATGAAAATATTTTGTATTTATTATAGAGGAATGGTTATTATAAAAAACCAAACTTTAGAAAGAGCATTAGAATTATTAGAGCGTTCAAGCGCATTAACAATAGGAATACAAATTAATAACAATTAAAAACCAAACAAATGAAAAGAGGTTACAAAAGCCGTCGTTCTTACGGCAGAAAAAAAGGTGGCTACAGGTCATCAAAAGTAAAGAGAACATATTATGTATCACGAGGCGGAATACGCTTATAAAACAAAAAAAATAACATGGGACAAAACATTTTCAACAGCATTCAGCTGAACAAACCAAAAAAAAACGTTTTTGATTTAACACATGATGTTAAATTATCAACAAATATGGGACAATTAACACCCATACTTACATTAGAATGTGTACCAGGAGATAAATTTGATTTATCATGCGAAAGCCTTATAAGGTTTGCACCAATGATTGCACCAGTAATGCACAGAATGGATGTAACAATGCATTACTTTTTTGTACCAAATAGAATATTATGGGATAATTGGGAAAAATTTATTACAGATGCCAATAGTGGTATAGTAGCCCCATATTGGCCATATTCAGAAGATACAACTGCACCAAGTACACCATTTAATCAATTAGGTAAAAAAACAGCCGATTATTTAGGTGTTCCACCACCTTTAGCAGGTAGTGGTGGAAATGCAGCAAATATATCAATGTTACCATTTGCAGCATACCAATGTATATATAACGAATACTATAGAGATCAAAATTTACAAGCACCAGTTGACTATAAAGTACAAGATGGTTCAGTTTCATCATATCCTAAAGTAAATGAATTATTTAAATTAAGAACACGAGCTTGGGAACATGATTATTTTACAGCATCATTACCATTTGCACAAAAAGGTGCAGCTGTGGATATTCCATTAGGTACAATTGGTGGAGATGCAAATATTTATAGTTCAATATCAAATTATGATATTACAACAACTACAACAGATATACCAGTTACAGGAGACCCTAATACAGATGCAACTACAAATTTATATGCTAAAACTACTGGATTAGATGTTGAACCAACAACAATAAATGATTTACGTAGAGCATATAAATTACAAGAGTGGTTAGAGAAAAACGCTAGAGGCGGTACACGATATATTGAAAATATTCTCACACATTTTGGAGTAAGAAGTTCAGATAAAAGATTACAAAGACCAGAATATATTACTGGTGTAAAATCACCAGTAGTAGTATCAGAAGTATTAAATACAACTGGTCAAGATGGAGGATTACCTCAAGGTAACATGGCAGGACATGGAATTAGTGTAACAACTGGAAAAAGTGGTTCATATTATTGTGAAGAACATGGATATATTATTGGAATTATGTCAGTAATGCCAAAAACTGCATACCAACAAGGTATACCTCGTACTTTTCTAAAACCAGATTCATTAGATTATTTCTGGCCAACATTTGCAAATATTGGAGAACAAGAAGTAGCAAAGCAAGAATTATATGCATATACAGCGAATGCTGAAGAAACATTTGGATATGTACCACGTTATGCAGAGTATAAGTATATGCCAAGTAGAGTAGCTGGAGAATTTAGGACTTCATTAAATTATTGGCATTTAGGTAGGATATTTGCAAGTGAACCAAATTTAAATAGTGCATTTATAGAATGTGATCCAACAAAACGTATATTTGCAGTAGAAGATCCTTCAACAGATGTATTATATTGCCATGTATTAAATAAAATCAAAGCAGTACGTCCAATGCCTAAATATGGTACACCAGGAGGTTTATAATGTCAACTAAATGTATAACACCATTTTATGTACAAGATAAGTTCACTGGAGACTACATACCAGTGCCATGTAGCAAATGCCCTCCTTGTATGAAAAGGAGGACAAGCGGATGGAGTTATAGGCTGATAAAAGAGGGCGAACGTTCTAGTAGTGCATTATTTGTAACATTAACATACGATACGGAATATGTACCAATAACTGAAAAAGGCTTTATGAATCTTGATAAACAAGATATTCAAAAGTTTTTTAAAAGATTACGGAAACTATCCAACAATAAATTAAAGTACTATGTATGTGGAGAATATGGAACTAAAAAGATGCGCCCTCATTATCACATTATATTATTCAATGCAAATAAAGAAATGATACAAAGAGCATGGTCATTAGATGGAAAACATTTAGGTAGTGTACATATAGGACAAGTAAATGCAGCCACAATAGGATATACTTTAAAATACATGACAAAAAAGGGTAAAATACCTTTACATTATAACGATGATAGACAAAAAGAATTTAGTTTAATGTCAAAAAGATTAGGAGATAATTATATAACAAAATCTATTATAAAATGGCATAAACAAGATTTAGAAAAACGTATGTATGTAAACATACCAGATAATAAGAAAATAGCAATGCCAAGATATTATAAAGACAAAATTTATAATGAAATAGAAAAAGAAAAAATAGCTAATTATTTAAAAATATTAGCAGAGACAGAAGAACAAAAATTAAGAGATGAATTAGGAGAAACATATGAAAAAGTTATAGTAGAAAGACATATAAACCAGTTTAAAAAAATGTATAAACAAGCCGAATTAGGCAGACAATATGAATAAATCAAACTTAAAAAGATACATTATGAAAGTTAAAAATTCGTTAAATTACGATTATAAACAAGAATTAGAAGAGGTAAATTATTTACCTTCAATGACCGTTCCAGACCAAACAATGTCAATAAGAAATATAGTAGATAGATACACAAGAGGACTCCCAGTAACTGGATTTACTCCAGTTTACGACGGAGAAGATTATTATATGCCAGACCCAAGAACATTAGATTTAGTAGAAAGACAAGAATTGGCAGAAAAAATAAAACAAGAAGTGGAGGGCCTTAAGTCTCGCCAATGGAAAAAACCACAAGATGTTGAAAACACTGTGGAAAACTTAAAAACAGACGTTGAAAAGACACCAATTTAACATTGGTGTCGCTTTCAGCGTAAGACAAGCGTAGCGCGTCAGAAATAAAAAGCACTAATATTCCTTGATATATTAGTGCTAATTGACACTAAACCAAAAAAAAGAGCTATATTTATAAAAAAAAGGTAACGCAGTGGACGCTAAATAAAAAAATAAAAGCGATTAAAAGGTTAAAGTCAATTAAAAACCAAAAAAATAAAAAACATGCCAATACCATTAGCATTAGCAGCAGCAGCAATACCAGCCATAACAGACCTGGTAAATACCGGTAGTACATTATATACTAACGCACAAAACAGACAATTCAGTCAACAAATGTATGACAGACAAAGAGCAGACGCATTACAAGATTGGGACAAACAAAATAAATATAATAGTCCAAGTCAACAAATGCAGAGATATAAAGAAGCGGGATTAAACCCAAACTTGATATATGGGCAGATGTCTAATTCAGCAGCAATTAGAAGTACCGATATGAAACATCCCGACTTTGTAGCACCAAAACTACAAAATACAGGACAAGTAATGAATAATTATATAGATCTAAAATTAAAAGAACAACAATTATCTAACGATAAACAATCTGGCGAATTATTGAGACAACAAACAGAAGGTAAAAAGTTAGAAAATCAAAATTTAGTAGACCAATCACCATATATAGCAGAAGAAAAATTTCAAAGAAGTAGATTAACTGGACAACAAGTAGAAAACGTAATGGCTGATATTAGAAATAAAGAAACAATAAACCCATTACAACAAGACCAAATAAGGTCACAATTACAAACATTATCACAAAATAGAAAATATACACAATTATTGTCAGATCAAAAAATAGGACTTAATAAATTATTAAGTCAAACTATGGAACAAGCAATAAGATTAAAAGGAAATCAATTTGAGTTAGACAAATTAAGTAATGAATTATCTAATACATTAAAAAAACGTATGATTCAAGCAGGATATAAACCAGAACAATTTACTACAAACGAATTTACAGACTTATTAAAAAT